CTTGTATGATTGCAGGACTTGCTTATTATTTATCAGTTAAGTTTGCACCAGATAGAATTCAAATGTTAAAAATGTTATATGAAGATGAACTTCAAAGAGCGCTACAAGAAGACGGCTCTTCTAGCAGCTCGTATATAAGTCCGAAGGTGTATTATCCAGGTGTCTAATACTGCTTCAGGAAAATATGCAAAATTTATATCAGATCGTTCTGGTATGGAATTTCCATATAAAGAAATGGTTAAAGAATGGAATGGGTCACGTGTACATATTTCTGAATTTGAACCAAAGCAACCACAATTAGAACCTAAACCACACACTGCAGATCCACAAGGATTAAAAGACGCAAGACCGGCAAGAACAGAGCCACAAACAGATCCATTATTACCGGCAGATCCTTTTATTATAACATCAGGAAGTTCGACTATTAACGTATATGAACCTTCTCACGGAAGAACTACAGCAGATGTTGTTGTATTTAGAAATGTAGCAGGAAGTCCGGGAGGATTAGCATATTCAGTGTTTGAAAATTCTTCAGGATTTAGTATAACAGTTACAGGTACAGATAATTATACTTTTAATTTAGGAAGCACACCAACTGTATCAGGAAGATTTGGAGGAATGACGGTAACGGCTGGTCCAGTTACATTAACACCTTAATTATGGCATACACTTTAACAAATTTACAAGATGATATTAGAAACTATACAGAAGTAGATAGTTCTGTATTATCAACAGGCGTTTTAAATACTATAATTAAAAACGCTGAAAATAGAATTTATAGAGATGCAGATTCTGATGATAACAGATTTTATGCTACATCAAACTTAGCGGCTGGAAATCGATACGTAACTATTCCATCTGATTTAAGAATTATAAGATATGTGCAATTAACGGATGCATCTGGTAATCAAGTTTTTTTAGAAAAAAGAGATACTAGTTTCATGGCAGAATATTACAATACACCAGGTACTCAATCAGGTTTTCCAAAATATTATGCGAATTGGGATGCTAATTATTGGTTAGTAGCACCTACTCCAGACACCACTTATGCAATTACACTTGCTTATGTTAAACAACCAACTAGTTTAACTGATTCTTCTGTAAGTGCTAGTGGAACCTATGTATCTAATAAATATCAGGATTTACTTTTATATGGAAGTCTGGTAGAAGCATATGGATACTTGAAAGGTCCCGCAGATATGTTACAATACTATGAAGGATCTTATCAAAGAGCTTTACAATCGTATTCTATCGAACAACAAGGTAGAAGACGCCGAGACGAATGGCAAGATGGTGCCCTTCGTACTCCACTTAAATCTGAATCACCATCAAAATACTAAGGAGATAATAAATGGCAAATATAGTACCTGACTCTTTTAAAACAGACCTACTTGGTGGAGTGTTTGATTTTGATTCTGGTGGATCCAGTTTCAAGTTAGCACTTTATACATCATTGGCTAGTTTTAGTACTGCCACAACTGCTTATACAACTACTAATGAAGTTTCTTCATCAGGTACAAACTATACAGCAGGTGGAAACGCTTTAACTAACAACGGTGTAGCAGTATCAAGTAATGTTGCTTATGTTGATTTTGCAGATTTGACTTTTTCATCTGTAACTCTAACAGCAGTAGGCGCTCTGATTTATAAAGATACTTCTAATGAAGCAGTATTAGTTTTAGATTTCGGCGGATCAAAAACTGCAACGAACGGTGACTTCGTTATTCAGTTTCCAACTGCGGATTCTTCTAATGCAATCATTAGACTTGGCGACGCGTAAAAAATTTTGGAGTAGTAAATGGCTTTGGTAATTAACGATAGAGTTAAAGAAACAAGTACAACTACAGGGACAGGAACGTTTTCACTGGCCGGTGCTGAAACTGGTTTTGAAACTTTTGTATCTGGAGTTGGCGATGGTAATACAACTTACTATGCAATTTCTCATGACGGAACAAACGAATGGGAAGTGGGAGTAGGAACGGTTACTGATGCAGCGACTGATACTTTATCAAGAGACACAATTATATCTTCATCAAATTCTGATGCAGCAGTAAACTTTACTGCAGGGGGTAAAACTGTGTTTTGTACATTACCTGCTAAGAAAACTATTTCGCCAGTCATGGATGCAACAACTTTTGTCGTAACACACAGCTCTACAATTTCTGAAGATCAAACTTTAGATTCTGGAGTTTTAGCAGGACCCGTAACAATCACAGGTACACAAACCGTAACAGGAACATTGGTAATATTATAATGAGTCAAGTAGAAGTAGATAAAATAATTCCACAATCAGGTACAACATTAACCGTTGGTGATTCTGGGGATACGATTACTATACCAAGTGGTGCTACACTAAGTGTTAGTGGTTCACTTGGAACTTTATCTAGTTTAACGGTTAATGGTAATGTCAGCATAGATGGTGGCACAATCAAACTAGATGGTAATTATCCTGTAGCGACAGGTAATGTTGCTTTAGGAAATAATGCTTTAGATGATGGAAGTTTAAGTGGGGGTTTTAATACAGCTGTTGGAGATAGTGCTTTAAGTTCAAATACAACTGGACAACAAAATACCGCAATAGGTAGAGTTACACTATTTTCAAATGTTGCAGGTATTTGTAATACAGCAGTTGGACACAATGCTTTAACATCTAATACTTGTTGCTTTAATACTGCTGTTGGTAATGAGGCATTAAGACTTAATACTACTGGACAATATAATACAGCAATGGGTGTGTTATCATTAAATTCTAACACCACAGCTTCTAACAATACAGCAGTGGGTTTCTGTTCACTTTTTGCTAATACAACAGGAACAACTAATGTATCTGTAGGAGCATCTAGTTCAAGGTCTAATACAACAGGTGATAACAATACAGCACTAGGTACAGGTTCTTTAAGAGATAATACAACAGGTTCTTCAAATACAGCATTAGGTAGAAGTGCCTTACAATCTAATACCACAGCATCTAATAACACAGCAGTAGGTTATAACTCACTTTATTCTGAAACTGGTGTTTCTGGTAGTACAGCAGTAGGTTATCAATCGGCTTATAGTAACAATGGTGCAATTATCACAGCAATAGGTTATCAATCACTTTGTGCTAACACAACAGGTGGAAATAATACAGGTGTTGGTTATAGTTCACTATCATCAAATACTACAGGTGGACAAAATACAGCTTTAGGAAGACAAGCACTAAATTCTAACACCACAGCTTCCAACAACACCGCAGTGGGGTATCTATCACTTTGTGCTAATACGACAGGCGACCGTCATGTAGGAATTGGTTATGGTGCATTATCTTCTAATACAGTTGGTTGTCGTAATGTAGCTATAGGTTATAATGCACTTCTAGATAATGTAGATGGAGACTTTAATGTAGGTATAGGTTATGCTTCTTTAGCAAATACCACAACTTCAAACAACACAGCAGTAGGTTATTTAGCACTTACATCTTATACGACAGGTGCTAATAGTACAGCATTTGGTGCTTTTGCATTAGATGCTAATACGACAGGTACTTCAAACCAAGCATTCGGTTATCAAAGTTTATCAGCAGTTACAACAGGTAATTACAATGTTGGAGTGGGTCATAGAAATTTTTTAACTTTAACAACAGGTAGTTACAATACAGGTGTTGGAGATGACACAGGAATTGAAATTGTATCAGGTTCTAATAATCTTTTATTAGGTGCTAATGCAGGTCGTTCAAATTCTCCATCTGGAGAATTAACTGGTTCAGCTTCTAACAATGTTGTTCTTGGAAATAATAATATTACAAACCTATATTGTGCAGATACATCTATTTCATCTTCTGACCAAAGAGATAAAGCTGACATAGAAGATTTTACACATGGTTTAGATTTTGTAACAAAACTAAATCCTAAGACTTATGTTTGGGATAAACGAAGTTGGTATGTGACAGATGATAATCAAAGCATATTAGATGTTACATCAGATGGCTCTAAAAAGAGAAATAAAAAACATATTGGTTTTATGGCTCAAGATGTATTAGCATTAGAACAAGAAATAGGTTTTGCTAATAATAAAGAAGATATGTTGGTTGTTAATCTAAACGAAGATGACACAGCTTATGGTCTAAAATATGAAAGATTAGTTCCTGTATTAGTCAATGCAATAAAAGAATTAAATAATAAAGTAAAAGAATTGGAGGCTAGATTAAATGGCTAGTATTATTAAAGTAGACAACATTCAAGACCAATCTGGTAATAACATCATCAGCGAATCTGGTGGCACGATTACTATTGGTACTGCAGGCAATACAGTTTCTTTTGCATCGAATCTAAGTTTCAGTTCTTTAACTATTGCAGGAGACTTGTCGGTTGATTCAGGTACAATCAAACTAGATGGTAATTATCCTGTAGGAAGTAATAACGTAGCTTTAGGAAATGCTGCTTTAGATGATGGTAGTTTAACTGGTGCTAGTAATACAGCTATAGGTTCTAATACTTTAACAGCAAACACCACAGGTGCTAGTAATACAGCAATAGGTGTTAATGCACTTTTATCTAATACGACAGCTAGCCTTAATGTAGCAATTGGAGTACAATCACTACAATCTAATACTGGAGGTTTATCTAACGTAGCTGTTGGTGTAAATGCTTTAAGATGTAATACGACAGCTTCTAACAACACAGCTATTGGTGAAAGTGCATTATGTTTTAACACAACAGGTGGAAGTAATGTAGCAATTGGTTTAGATGCTTTAAAAAATAACACAACAGCTTCCAATAATACAGCAGTGGGTTATGTAGCACTTTTTTCTAATACGGAAGGTGCATCTGATACAGCATTAGGTAAATCAGCTTTAACATCTAACACAACAGGTAATAATAATGTTGCAGTTGGAGATAGTGCTTTAGGTGCTAACACTACAGCAAGTGATAATACAGGTATCGGTGTAAGAGCATTATATCTTAATACGACAGGTACACAAAATACAGCAGTTGGTAGAAGTGCTTTATGTTCAAACACCACAGCTAATAACAACACAGCATTAGGTTATCAATCACTTTGTTCTAATACAACAGGTGGTAATAATACTGCTATTGGCACAGATGCTCTTTGTTCTAATACGACAGGTGCTTCTAATACTGCTGTAGGTTGTTCAGCTTTATCTACTAACAGTACAGGAAGTTCTATCACAGCATTCGGCAGATTAGCTTTAAGAGATGTTACTGCTAATGCCAATACAGCAGTAGGTGCTGGTGCTGGAGTAAGAGTTAGCTCAGGAGTAGGTAATACTCTTATAGGTTCAAATGCAACTTGTAATCTTACAACAGGTACAAATAACCATAGTTTAGGAGATGATCCTGATTATACAACAATATTTAATGCTACAACACAATCAAATAGAGTTATAATTGGAAATAACACAACAAGTAATGCTTATGTAAAAGTTGCTTGGACAGTAACATCAGATGCAAGAGATAAAACTAATTTCGGTGCAGTTCCTCATGGTTTAGACTTTGTAAACAAACTAGAACCTGTTTCATTTCAATTTAGAAAATCAAGAGAAGACGATACACCTCATGGTGCTATCCACTATGGTTTCAAAGCACAAGACATTCTTGCACTTGAGGGAGATAACAATGTTATCATTGATGACGAACAACCAGAACATTTAAAATACAAAGGCGAACATTTAGTCCCTGTATTAGTCAATGCAATAAAAGAATTAAAATCACAAAACGAAGACTTGAAATCTAGAATAGAAGTGTTAGAAAACAGTTAAATTAAGAAAGGACATATATGTTAAATACTTACGTCGTTGAAGGAGGCGTTGGTAAATGCACTGCATTTACAGCGTTAATC